GACGGCGACACCAAGGTGATGATCCAGGTGCCGGGGAAGGGCGATAACATGAAAGGCGAGCTGCTGATGATCAGCGGCGCCGGGTTTCTGATCCTAGACCGGCCGGAAAGCGAGCTTGAAGAGAGTGAGGATGACGAGGAATAAAAAGAGGCCGCCGAAGCGACCTCCGCCCTGGTGCCCCAGGCGGGACTCGAACCCGCACGTCTGCCAGACAACCGCTTGCAAAGCGATCGCGTCTACCATTTCCGCCACTGGGGCGAGTTGAAATTACTCATTAGTATAACATACAGCAAGGGCCCTTGCGGGCCCTGCTGCGAGGTCGTATTGCTTTACCTCATACCTCCATAGCTGCAAACGGTTGTCTTGGCAGACAAGAAGAATCATATAGCATTAATCTATTATCGTCAAGTGATAGCCGTCACACTGTAGCATTTTTTTCTGCACACTCCTTTACACTGCACACTGTACACTCCGCCTCTCGTCCGGCACCAGCACAGGCGCCGACGGGAGGGCGCTTCACTATGTACACCATCCAACACTGTACACCTTTACAGCGGTGTACAGGCTGAGCCGCCCCCAACGATGAACACATGGCCAAACGCTCCAGACTCGACGAGGCCGATGCTCAGGCGGTGATCATCCCCGCGCTGGAGCGTAACCCGAAGGTCTCGAGCCGCGAACTCCAGACCCTGCTGGCCGGGGGCGGGATCGAGCTGAGCCACACGGCCATCAACAACTGGCTCAAGAAGCGACGGGGTACGGCCCAGGAGGCGGTCAAGCGTCGCCTCAACACCACAGACGAGCTTGATGCGCTGACCGGCGCCGGGGAAATCCTCGGTGCTTCGCTCAAGCAGGACCTGGAATGGATCGACGAACGGCTCCGCCGGCTCGACGGCCTGGTCGAGAACATCAAGGGGACCGAGCACAAGACCACCGAGGAGCTGCTGTGCAAGCTGACCGACACCCAGCGGCGGCTCATCGAGCAGCGCTTCAAGCTGATGCGGCTGACGCCGGCGCCCGATGTCGTCGAGCTGGCCTCCAAGGTCGGCAAGGCCCTGGAGAAGCTGCTGCGCTGGCTACCGGATGAGCTGAGGGAGCAGGCCCGTGCCAAGATCGAAGCTGAGCTCGAACAGCAAGGCGTCCTCGATCTTGCGGGCCCGCCTCCTCCCCCGGAAAGCTGAGCTGCCGCAGACCGGCCTTGGCGGCGTCGAGCCTGAGCCCGACCGCTGGACACTCTACCAACGCGGCGATGTCGAGTTCTTCGACAAGCAGCGCGATATCCTGAACGGCTTCCAGGCCCACCGTCGGATCATCCTGCCCGGCGGGCGGCGCTCGAGCAAGACTTTCCTGGCCTCGTGCCAAACGGCCTACTCGATGCAGGTGGGACCACGCCGGGGCCACCTGGTCGTCGCCCAGCGCATCGACACCACCAAGCGCCTGCTCGAAGAGCTGACCGAGCTGCTGCACCTGCTGGACATCCGCTTCCGCTACGTGGAGCACCCCTACCCCCGGATCACCCTGCCCAACGGTTCCTGGGTTGAGGGCCGCTCGACTGACCAGAAGCGGGCCGCCCTCCAGTTGCGCGGCATGGGCAAGCTGATCCACGGGGTGGTTGCCGACGAGGCCGGCTACCTGCCCGACTGGGCCTGGGCGGCGATCCTACCGCTCCTGGCCGACAACGATGCCTGGCTCTTCGAGATCGGCACCACCAACGGGCGCAACCGGTTCTACGAGCACCACCAGTGGGGTCTGGACCCCGACCGGCCGAAGTGGGGTGCCTTCCACCTGCACACCCGGGACAACATCTTCCTGCCACCGGCGGCCTACGACGAGCTTGTCGCCTCACTGACGCCGGAGGAGATCGCCACCGAGATCGAGGCGCGGTTCACCCGCCGCCGGGGCGCCGTCTTCCCCGACTTCGATGAGGCCCTGCACCTGCGCCGTCTGGAGGATGACCGCCGCGTCGTCAAGCGCCTGGCTGGCATCGACTGGGGTTCGACCAACCCCGCCGTCGTTCTGCCCATGCTCATTGACGCCGATGACGTGGCCTGGACGCCGGACGAGTGGTACCGCCGGGAGACCACCCTGGAGCAGCACCGGGCCGCCGCGCTGCGGATGAAGAAACGCTGGGGCATCAAGCTGTTCCTGGCCGACCCCTCCGAGCCGCAGATGATCAAGTTCTTCCGGGCGGGCGGGGTGCCCATCCGCGCAGCCGGGAAGGACGACACCGCCGTGCTGGCCGGGGTGAACTCCCTGCGCCGTCGACTCGGCAACTACTCCTACGAGGACAGCCGCGGTCGTGTGATCGAGCGACCGGCCACCTGGTTCATCGACCCCGAGTGCTGTCCCAACCTGGTCTCCGAGCTGGTCAACTATCACTACGCTGAAGGGACAGCAAACAGAGACCCCGGCGATGTTCCGGTGAAGCAGGGCGATCACGCCATCGATGCCGCCCGCTACGTCCTCCACCGCCACGACCGCCGCGCCAAGGGCGTCCTGCCCAAGGCCCGCAGCGTCAACACTTCGAGGTTGTAGATGCAGTCGCGCCTACTCGACCAGTTTGGCAACCCGCTGTCCAAGCCCAGCACGACGAAGCTGGACCCGCTGAACGGCCTCATCGGCCTTCTGGGACAGTGGATCTACGCCATGCCCAACCCCGATGAGGTGCTTCACAAGTCTGGCAAGGATGTCCGGGCCTACTTCGAGATCCTGCGGCACCCCCAACTCTACACCGTCGTCGACACCCGGTTGACCAACTTCCGGCGGCGCGAGATCGTCGTCCAGCCCGCCGAGACGGAGAACACCGCCGCCGAGGAGCGGGCCGACTTCGTGCGGGACGAGTTCGATCGGCTGCGCATCGACCAGGTACGGGGTCAGCTCTGGTGGGCCGCCTGGTTGGGGTACTCGGCCGCCGTGCTGGACTGGAAGCCCGACGCCGGCGGCTACCTGCTGGACGCCGTGCGGGTCTACCCGCCCCACCTGACCGGCTTCGACATGGAAGGCCGCCCCGTCGTCTGGGTCGACGGCCAGTGGAGGCTCCCCGGCGGGTCACGAGTGATCTGCGCTCAGACCGGCGGCATCCACGGCTGGGACCATTACGGCGGCGGCTGCGCCCGGCCCTGCTACTGGCCGGCCTTTTTTGCCATCAACCTAATGAAGCCGTGGGCCGAGGACGTCGAGAAGTACGCCAGCCCCAAGGTCTATGCCATGGTCCCGGCTGAGTGGTACGACGAGAACTCCGCCGGGAAGCGCAACGTCGCCAACGTCCTGAACGCCCTGCAAGACTTCGTGCGTAACAGCCACATGGCGATGCCCGGCGTCGATGAGGTCCAACTGGAGACGCTAACCACGTCGCAGTACTCGACCAGCCTGGTCTACAAGCAGTTCCACGCCGCCATCGACGAGTGGCTTACCAAGGCGGTGCTCGGCCAGACGCTCAGCACCGACGGCGGGGTCATTGGCTCCGGCAGCGAGGCCCTGGGCCGCGTTCAGGCCGAGACCGGCCTGGTGCCCCGCATCGAGGCCGATTGCGCCATGGTGGCCGAGCCGCTGACCGAGCTGGCCCGGCTGATCACCTACCACCGCTACGGTAGCGACGAGCTGGCGCCCACCGTCGGCTTCGAGTCCGGCGAGGTGTCCATCGAGACGCTGGACTACGCCGTCAACAAGCTGGGCCTGCCCGTCGCCAAGGGCCGGGCTTACGAGCTGCTGGGCCTGGAGCCCCCCGCTGAAGACGACGAGGTCATCGAGCCCAAGCAGCAGACCGGCAGCCTTTTCGGTGGTGATGCCGCCCCTTTTGATCTGGCCCTAGCTGATACCGCCGCCGAGGGGGCCCGAGAGCAGGAGGACTTCGCCCAGACGGTGAAGGGCGATCTGTCTGCCGCTTACCGGCTCCTTGGCGAGCACTACGCCGGGCAGACCGGTGACTGGCGACAGGCTCCCGAGGGCATCCTCGGTCAGCTGGCCGAGACCCTGGCCGCTATCGTCTTGGTGGCTTACGCCACCGGACGGGGCAAGGTGTTGGAGTCGCAGCGCATCGCGATGGCCGACGACATTGACTTCGGCTGGAGCCGTACCGCCCACGACGAGGCCCGCGACTACCTGCTCACCAAGCAGGTGATGACGCGGGCGCAGTTCGACGCCCTGGACGATCGGGTGAAGGCCCGCGCCTTCACCATCGCCAAGGAAGAGGACAAGCGGGTGTTGGCCTACGCGCGGGACCGCGCCGCCGAGGTCGCCACAGGCGATATCACACAGGCCGAGTACCGCGAGGCCCTGACCGACAAGAACCCCTGGCTCACTGATCACCACATCGAGACTGTGGTCCGCACCAACGTCGGTCAGGCCTACGAGGCCGGCCGCTTCACCGAGCTGACCCAGGGCGTCGGCAAGGGCATGTATCCCTTCTATCAGTACGCCGCCCTGGACGACGGGCGGACGCGACCCAGCCACAAGGCGATGGACGGCCGCATCTTCGCCGCCGATGACCCGGACCTGGGCACCTACTGGGGACCCAACGGGTTCAACTGTCGCTGCACCATGGTGCCGTTCTCGGCCGACGAGGCGCAGCGGAGAGGGGTCTCGGCCTCGGGCGGCTCACCTGAGTTGGAGTTCGACGAGGGCTTTGATACCGCGCCCGGTGCCTACCTGGGTCTTAACTGACCCTGTGTGTGCACCCTGTGTGCGCACCCTGTTTGTCCACTGAGAAATGACAGCCGTAAAACACCACGGGGCGGCGCTCTACGGAGCGCGGCCCTGTTTGCGCACCCTGTGTGCGAACCCTGTTTTTGGAGGCGATGATGATCCCGGTTTTCGAGCCCAAGCAGCGGCGCCCGCTGCTGATGTCCGGCGCCCACGGAGCCAACGCGGTGATGGTCACCCCGCAGATGGTCAAGGAGGCCTACCGCAACAGCAAGGGTCGCCCGATCCCCATTCTGCCCGGCCACCACGAGCGGGTGGACAGCGTACGGGCGCTGGGCACGGTCATCGCCGACGAGCTGGCCGTCAACTACCGCGACGAGAACGGGGTCGTCCACGATGTAGCCATCCTGGGCCACACCGAGCGGCTGAACGGCCAGGGCGAACACGCCCTAGCCGAGGCCGAGTTCCAGTACTACTCGCCCTACCTCAAGCGTGACAGCACCGCTGGGTGGGTCATCGAGCACGAAGGATGGACGAATCTTCCCCGGCAGCAGGGGCTCCCGCCCCTTGCGTTCGGGGACACCGCAGAACAGGAGATGATCCCCGGACCACAGGGCCGGGTGGCCCTATCAGACCAAGGAGAAAGCATGGGTTTCACCGAGGAACAGAAGACGGAACTCAACTCGCTCATCAGCGCCGGCGTCGCCGAGGCCCTGAAGCCCGTCAACGACGAGATCGGCAAGGTCAAGGAGCAGACCGCCGCGCTGGCCGACACCGACAACACGCCCCCCCAGGGCGACAACTCCGACGACCAGCGCTTCGCCGAACTGGAGCGCAAGTTGACCCTGTCCGAAGCTCGTGCCGCCTCTGGCGAGTACGTGGCCAAGTACAAGGGCAAGGTCCCGGACAGCTACCTGCCCATCCTGGGCGCCATCCGTCAACAGCTCGCCCTCTCCGACGGCAAGATCGCTCTGGCCGACGGCAAGGAGGCCCACGTGGTCGCCCTGGCCGACCAGCTGGCCGAGGAGATCGCCCGCAACGCGCAGCAGGCCGAGTCCATGAGCCTGACCAAGCTGCCGCTCAGCGACGGCGACGGAGACGGCGGTAAGAACAGCTACGAGCGCGGCCGCGAAGCCGCCCGTAACGCCTAAACACAGGAGGAACCAGTGGCCAAGACCGCTGATGTGCTCGGCATCCATCAGGGCTCGTCGTCCTCGGACGATGAAGTCTTCGCCGGAGCCATCCCCGCGCCGGTGCTGCAGGTCGGAATCTTCGACGAAGCCACCTGCGGCACCACCGAAGAGGAAACCATCCCGAAGGGTACGCCCGTCGGGATCATCACCGCCAACGGGCTGGACGAGTACGGCCGGCCAACTTTCGGAGTCCACGATCCCGACGCCGTCGACGGCCGGGAAAACCCCGTGGGGCTCCTGCTGTACGACATCCTCGAGGCCGAGGGCGACCGCGCCGTGGCCGAGGACTGTCCCTGCGTCGTCATCCGTGGCGGTCGTGTCTGGGACAGCATCATCCCTGACGGCGCCCTGACCGACGTGGCCGGCCACGGTGCCAAGTGCGCCCGCGGCGACGTCCTGTTCGAGGGCACGGCCAGCGAGGCTGACACCGTCACCCTCACCGTCGCCGGTGAGGCCGTCGAGGTGGATATCGCCAACGGTGACACCGCCTCCCAGGCCGCCGGCAAGGTCGCCAGCGCCCTCAACCAGAACGCCACCTTCCGGGCCGACTACCTGGCTGTCGCCATCACCAGCAAGACCGACGGCACCGAGGCCCGCATCGAGATCGTCGCCCTGCGTCCCGGCGCCTGGGGCAATGCCACCACCCTCGTCGCCGCCAGCGAGACCACCGGCATCAGCGTTACCGCGAGCGATGCCACCCTGGCCGGCGGCCTCAACGACAACAGTTACCGGAAGCAGGCGCTTCTGGCCAACTGCCCGTCCCTGCTCCTGGAGGTTGAGTAATGGCCTACACCGAGACCGGCACCTGGGACCTGGGCTGGAAGCTCGGCGTCATCAACGAGCTGCCTCCACCCACGTTCCCCCGCCTGATCTCCACCATCGCCATCACTGGCCAAAAGTACGTCGAGCACGGCCTGGTGGACTACGACGTCAAGGGCAACCGGCTCATCGGGCCGGCCGAGCCCACCGACATGCGGGATGACCCCCATCGGGTCGGTAAGCCCACCGATTCGGTGGAGCAGTTCCGCACCCAGCGCTTCTCCGAGGCGATGGTCTTCGAGGTCGCCAACGAGCTGACCCAGCGCTATGCCGGGATGCCCAGCGATGCCAGCCTCCAGCAGGTCATCGCCCAGGGTTACAACCGGCGCGCCGTCGACGGGCTGCAGAAGCTCAAGGACCGCGTCAGCTACCACATGCAGCTCATCGCCTGGGGCTTTGCCACCGGCAACGCCTACAGCTACACCGGCCGCCGCTACGGCATCCGCCTGACCGGCCTGCGTGCCGACGACCTCGAGGTCGAGCTCACCGGCAACGATCGCTGGGGTGAATCCTCCGAGGACCCCGTCGGCGACATCCGCAGCATGATGAACGCGGTGTCCGCCAACGGCGGTGTGCGCCCGGACATGCTCATCATGTCCAGTGCCGCCTTCCAGAAGGCGATGGAGAACGACACCTTCAAGGAAATGTGGTCGACCAACGCCAACTACCAACCCCAGGCCGTCATCCCCTGGAGCGGCCGCCCGCTGCCCAAGGACAACCTCGAATCTTACAAGGTGCCCGTCGAGGGGCGCATCCTGGGCATGGACGTGGTCATCGCCGCCGAGAAGACCGTCCACCTGGACAGCAACACCGATCTCATCGGTGAGTACGGCGTGATGCTGCTCAACCGCGGCGCCTGGGCCTCTCCGATCTGGTACGGCCCGATCTACAACGAGTACGCCGTCAAGCGCGGCATGACCGGTGTTCCGTGGTTCCCCTACGAGGAGTCCATGAACTACGGACGCGGCAAGGAGCTGGTCCTGGAGACCAACCGCGTCTGGATCCCCGGCAACTTCAACGCCTGCGGCTACATCAACGTCTACGGCAGCGCGTAACAACCTGGCCGGGGGGACGCTCCCTCCCCTCTGGTCAACGGCTAGGGGCGCCTAGGCTCCCTCCGGGCGCCCCCGGCCACAACCAAGGAGCGATATGGCAGCCGCCAAGAAGTCCACCAAATCCAAGCCCAAGAAGAAGGCTCCGGCCAAGAAGCCCGAGCCCAAGGTCGAACCGAAGCCCAAGGCCGAGCAGCCCGAGCTCCCCGATCTGGTGAAGGTCCGGGTCAACCGGGCCAGCATCAAGTACGAGGGACGCACCTACGTCAAGGGCGCCAAGCTGAAGATGCGCCGGAGCGTCGCCGAGAAGCTGGCCGAGCCGCCCGTCGGCGCCAACGGTCAGAAGACCGGCCTACCGGCCACCGTCTCGATCCTCAACTAACACCATCGGGGCTTAGCCCCGATTAGCAATCATCCCATCATGCCTGACTACGTAACCATCGAGATGATCGAGCAGCGGATCAGCGCCGCCCAACTGGCGCGGCTCTCCGACTTCAACCCGGACCATGAGGCTCCGGTCCGGGATGACGACTACATCAACGACACCATCGAACGCGCCGAGAAGAAGGTCAAGACGCTCTTACGCGAGCGCTACCGCCTGGTCCCCGACGCCGCCGGTGCTCCCGATCCCGTTGTCGAGTGGGCCCTGTGTCAGTCCATCTACTACCTGTACGCCGGACGCCCGGCCTACAAGGCCCTCGGCTACTCGTGGCGCGACAAGGCCCGCGAGTACGAGGAGCTGGCCAAGGCGGGCAAGCTCGGTCCCGACTTCGTCGACGACGACGGCAACACCCTGATGACCGAGCGCGCCTTCAAGCCCGAGGTCCGTGGGCCCTCGCCCATCATCGGCGCCATCGACGACGACGACTACTTCTAATGGGCAAGTGGATCAAGCCGAAGCGGCTGGCCCGCAACCTCAGACGCATCGCCCGTCAGCTTAACGGTCGGGGCCGTGGCGAGATCATCACCACCCTCAACCGGACGGGGTTGAGGCTGGCCGAGTCCGCCCGCCGGCGGCTCATCGAGGGCCGGGCTCCCGACGGCACACCCCACCGGCGCAGAGCAGGGCTCACTCAGTGGAGCGGCGGCGGCCCGAAGCCCGGCCGGGACACCGGCCAGCTGGCCCGCTCGATCACCAGCGGTGGACTCAAGAACCGGGGCCGCAACCTCGTGTTGTCCTGGGGTTCGCCGCTCAAGTACCTCAAGTGGTACGAGGAGGGCGGGACCGTACGGCCGCGCAGCGCCCGGCTGCTTGCTGTACCGCTTACGCGCCGCGCCAAGCGTTACAGCAGCCCGCGCCAATACCCGGAAGAGCTAATCCTCATTAAAGGCAGCAGCGGCCGCCTGTGGCTCGTACAAAAGCCTACAAACAGCCGTGGTGCGTGGGAGTTTGTGTACGCGCTGATACCCAAAGCGGAGCGCCCGCCGCGCCCGGTTTTGCCGCCGTCGAAGCGGGACGTGGCCGCGATCAACGCCGACCTGGTTAACGCCTTGGATCGGGAGCAGACCGCCTGATGGCCCAGTCCCTCCACAGCACCGTCGTCGGCGAGATCAAGCGCCAGCTCCTCGACGCCCGCCGCTACACCAGCACCGGCGATGAGGTGGCGCTGTTCCAGTCGGGCGACATCGTTACCGACCAGGCCTACCAGGCCGACCAGCTGATCGCCACCGAGGGCCACCCCGTGGCGCTGATCATGCAGGAGGACCTGGACGATGTGCAGGTGTCGCCGCTGCGGACCCAGCGCGTCGACCTGGGTGACGACGGCATCGCTGTCGTCACCACCCGGCAGCGGCAGACCCACCGCTACAGCGTTACCGTCCAGGTCGTTGCCGGAGATCCCGGCTGGGGCACCTACATCCAACGCATCCTCGATGCCTTGGCCGACACCCAGGGCTTCGGCTGGCCTGCCGCCGACTTTGTACAGGACGACACGGTGCTCGACACCTTCACCGCCCGAGTGTTGCAGGAGGTCGGGATGCCGCTGCGCGAGCAGGTCATCGAGGACGTGCCTCTCGATGACGGCGACGAGGACATGCGCATCCCGGCGGTCCGAGCCGTTAACTGGATCATCCCGATGGCGTTCACCGCCTACGTGTATCGCTACCGTCTGACGCGGGCCGCCGGCCTGCGTGTTGTAACTATCACTGAGGAGTGATGATGACGAAGAAGAAGCAGGTGAAGTTGACACCCAGGGAGTGGGCGCTGCGCCTCGGCGATAAGTACCGCTTCTGGCGCGGTGCCGCCTTCAGCGGCGGCATCCAGCCCACCCAACGCATCACCAAGGATGTCTTCCTGTCGCTATTCGAGAACGCGCCCTCTCCGCCCGAGCCCGTCCTGGTTCCGGAGCCCGCGTCGAAGCCCCAGGCTGCGCCCAAGAAGCGCGAAGCCAAGACCAAGAAGGAGGAGTAAATGGGCACCGAGACCTTCGTTCAGATCCGCGCCGGCGGGCGCTCGACCACCGGCAACGACGCCCGGATGGGCCTGGTCGCCATGTGCGCCGGCATCACCGACGAGTCGGTGGTCGAACTCACCGAGATGAACTACGCCAGCAAGCTGGTCCGCGGCCCCGCCCTGCTCCAGGCGCGGGACTTCTTCAACCGTGGTGGCCGACGCCTCGTTGTCTGCGGTATCGACCAGGAGGGGGCTTCCGACGGCACGATGGATGACCCCTCTGCCGACGTCGGCAACACCGGCACCGGCACCGTCGCTTCCAACATCAGCGAGAAGCCGCTGCTCAGCCAGTCGGGCACCCTCGAGATCACCCGGGTCCTCGACAGCATCGGACGTCCCGGCAAGATCTACGCCACGATCACCTTCGACGACGGCTGGGAGACCGACGAGTTCCTGCTCGACATCTGTGGCGAGGACGGCGGCGGCGGTGCCGCCCGCTACTCCAACGTCTACATCGAGCAGATCTACGACAACAAGCCCCTCGTCGCCGCCAGCGGCCACGGCCCCTACTTCGTCGTCACCGAGGCCGACGCCGACCCGGAGGACAGCTTCGTCGTCGGCGACAAGTGGACCTTCGAGAGCGTCGCCTACACCCCCACCAACGCCAAGGTCAAGTCGGCCGTCGAGACCCTGCACGCCTGGCGCGACACCCTCGGCCGCCCCGTCGGCGAGGAGATCGGCAACATGATCGGCGTGGCCCAGCCGCTCGCCGGCACCGAATGGGACGACATCAACGGCGTCTTCCAGGACACCTACGAGGACACCAACGACCAGTACGTCGGTGCCGTCCTGCTCCCCGCGCTCTACACTGTCGACGGCGAGGCCGACACTCAGGCCACCATCGACCGCATCGGAGCCGACATCGCAACCTACGTGGCCGCCCTCGTCAGTGGCGACGACCTGCCCTGGACCGCCGTCGGTTATCCCTACGCCAACAACGACGACGGCGAAGGCTGCAAGCACCGCCGGCCGCTCATCGGCGAGGCCCTGGGACTGATGGCCGCCGACGGCTTCTACCTCGGCCGCTCCATCGGCTGGCAGAAGAACGAGCGCAAGTTGGACCGAGTGACCAGCATCCGCCCCAACGACATCACCAAGGACCAGCTCGCCTACCTGCGCAACCAGAAGCGGGTCATCGCCCTCAACCGGGTAACCGGCCGCGGCGTCTGGTTCGACAACTCGACGTTGCCCGCCCCGGCGAGCAGCAAGATCACCCGGCTCCAGTACCTGCGCACCATCGTCTTCGCGGTTACCCTGACCCATGCCCTGAACAGCCTGTACCGCAACGCTCCCGGTATCACCAAGAGCGACCTCGCACCCCAGCAGGCCCACATGAACGCCCGCTACAGCGAGTACAACGGCATGG